ATATTTCTTTTTTTTTTTTCTTTTTTTCTTTTTTTTTTTACATCTTTTTTTTTTAAGCTCGGTTCTTTTTAATCTACCTCTATTATCAAGGGGATAATTCGTGTTTCGTTAGATTCATTGGGCTGTTTAATGACAAAATTATCTAAAGTAGATACGCCGATGTGCTTTCGCATCATCGCATTATCTATATTAATTTCTTTTGGATTGGCGTTTGTAAGTAGATCATCAAGCAGATCTAAATCTGCGCTTGCGCCTGTGCCCGCGCTTGTGCCCGCGCTTGTGCCCGCTTCGCTTGTGCCCGTGCCCGCTTCGCTTGTGCCCGCTTCGCTTGTGCCCGCTTCGCTTGTGCCCGCTTCGCTTGTGCCCGCTTCGCTTGTGCCCGCTTCGCTTGCGCCATTCAAATATTGTTGCTGGATAATATCAGTGGTGTCTACCATTTTAAAATATTTAATCAAACCATTGACATAGGTTTCGTAGATGGTTTTAATATAACTATTATCAGGTATCTCACCCTTTAGCATATCTTTAGTTAAAGCGGTTATTCGCTTCCGATAAAATTTAATATCAGATTTATTATTTTTCACAGTATTTTGAGTTTGTTGTTTCAATATTTGTTGATAAAGGGGATTAGTTAAATAGGTTAAAGAAGCTATTTTAGTGTCGTAGTTTTCCATTTTTCTTTTTTTAGACAATACCTTTAGAAAAAGTGAGAGAACTATACGCAACCACAACCTTTTAAAAACAACCTTTTAAGAAAAGGTTGGACCAAAATACAGTGCGAATTAATTATAATTTAGGTGTAAATTTAGGTGTAAATTTAGATGTAAATTTAGATGTAATTTTAGGTCTAAATTTAGGTGCGATTAGTGTCGGATTTTGGCCCAACCTTTTTTTAAAAGGTTGTTTAGAAAAGGTTGGACCAAACTTAAGTGCGAATTAATTATAATTTAGTTGTAAATTTAGGTGCGATTAGTGTCGGATTTTGGCCCAACCTTTTCTCAAAAGGTTGTTTTTTAAAAGGTGTTTTTTTAAAAGGTTGGTATAGTGTATATGTACGGTGTTGTCAACGGTTTATATTTTTGCAATTCTGAAAGAGTGGAAGAATTAAATGATCGCATCGCTGAACGCAATATTCCTTCGCAGCAATTGCAGGCTCAATTTGACATTCGCCCCGTCTCCTCTAAATATGCCATCATGCCGATTTTTGATCGGCGCGCAATACCCACCGTTCCGATTGAGCGGATGCCCACCTATGATTTAGCCACTACTTTTAACCCTGGTAACGCCGCAGCCCCGTGGAGTGGTTATGCGACCAATATTGATGATAATTCGCGGCTCCGTAATCAATTCTTCGCTTTGCAAAAATGCGATCAAGCCAACTATATTCCGCCCACCACTAGCGACATGTATAAAGTAGACGTCGCCGCCGGGCAAGCACTTCAACAACCCTTCCCCGACTTGTTTTCAGTACAAACTTTTCAGCCCTTTAACCCGAATACGTGTGGAGTCGGTGGCAATTTTTTTGACAATTGTATTCGGCAACAAATTAAAAATTGCAATCCGGCAAACACGTGCAAGTAGACACAGATGGGGTTTTGAATTGAACGGAAAAGCATATAAAGCTTCCTTAATAGTTCTATTACGATTTAAACACATGTGCGGAATTTTTGCTTTACTCAATAATTCTGCGACATTTCATCCGCAAACCATTAAAAACAGTTTTATGTTGGGCATAAATCGTGGTCCCGAGCAATCCACTCTCTACTATAAAGACGATGATGTTTATTTGGGGTTTCACCGCTTGGCAATTAACGGGTTAAACCCTGCATCGGGGCAACCCATGACGTTGAATAATATTACCTTAATATGTAATGGCGAGATTTATAATTACGCCGAGCTTTATACCTTATTGGGTATGCCGGAGGGCCACACCGACTCGGATTGTGAAGTCATTATTCATTTATATGCCAGGTTTGGTTTAGACTATACACTCCAACTCCTTGATGGTGTCTTTGCCTTTGTGTTGCATGATTTACGCGATGATACCAAGCCTTTAATCCACGTGGCCCGTGACCCTTACGGTGTAAGACCCTTATATATGGTCGTTCCTGATCTCTTGCTGACCGGGACCGAGCCGATTTTCGCCTTTGCCTCGGAATTAAAAGTCTTGCATAGTTTGTGTAGTAGCAGTGTGGATATTCACACCGAAAGCACCTATAATAATTTTCATTTTGCGCACGTGACACCCGGTTCTTTTTTAACATTTAGTAAAAATCCGGATTATACCCACTGGCATCTTACAGCAAAAATCAACTATCACACGTTTAAGTTTATTACAGGTAGTATGACTACTGACAATCCGGTAGATCTTGCTACCTATGAAAATATCTACGGAGGCTTGGTCGCCGCAGTCAAGAAGCGCGTAGTGGGCACAAGTGATCGGAAAATCGCCTGCTTATTATCGGGTGGTTTGGATAGCAGTCTCATCGCCGCCTTAGTGAATAAATATTATGATGGAGAATTAGAAACGTACAGTATTGGTATGCCTGGGTCCGAAGACTTGAAATATGCGGAAATCGTCGCAAAATACCTGGGCACGAACCATACTTCGGTCATTGTCTCCGAGGCGGATTTCTTTGATGCTATTCCGGAGGTGATTAAAACGATAGAAAGTTATGATACGACCTCCGTCCGGGCGAGCGTCGGGAATTACTTGCTCGGTAAATATATAAAAGCGCATAGTGAGGCGAAAGTGATTTTTAACGGCGACGGTAGTGACGAATTGACTGGCGGCTATTTATATTTTAAAGCGGCGCCGAGTGACGCGGATTTTGATTTGGAATGTAAACGGCTCTTGAATAATATTTACGCGTTTGATGTGTTGCGGTCAGATAAATCCATTTCTTCCCACGGATTAGAACCTCGCACCCCTTTTTTAGACCGGGGGTTTGTGGATTATTATTTAAGTCTACCGGCGGCTTGGCGGAATACCAATAAAACCGGGATGGAAAAACAACTACTGCGGCAAGCCGTGGCCACCTGTGACACGAATTTGTTGCCTCAAATCGTGCTGTGGCGGAAAAAAGAAGCTTTTAGTGACGGGGTGAGTAGTTTACAGAAGTCGTGGTATCAAATTATTGAAGAAAAAATAACGGAGCTGGTGGAATCGGGTGGTGTATGTTTACCGACGAAGCCCAATTACAAAAACATAAATCTACCGCGGACTTTGGAGCAAGAGTATTACCGGTTTTTATATGAGATTTTTTATCCAAATACGGCTTATATTGTACCGTATTTTTGGATGCCGCGATTTGTCAAGGCGACGGACGCGAGTGCGCGTACACTGGAATTGTATAATGCTACTTTATAATGCTACTGTATAATGCTACTGTATAATGCTACTGTATAATATTATAAATTTTCAACAAGTTTAAGTTTATATTTCTTTTTTTTCAAACAATTCAAAAAGGGGTATTTTTTATAAAGTGTAAATATAGCCTGTTCTTTCATTTTTGCCTCAATCATAATATCAATACGAGTATTATATTTCTGCGGTATGTCAAGTAAATACTCGGGAATAGTCTCTATATAATCACTATGATGGCCTTTTCTACCACAACCTTGTTCACTTACGTGAAATTTGGGTTTGATTCCACGGCGCTTCCATGTCTCTAAGATATCACTAATATATTCACCGGGCTCTTTAAATGTTTCAGCAGGATGCATATCACGATAACACGTGTAATGGTGTGTGTCAAACACAACCGGTATATTCACCACACTAGACACGCGTAGACAGTCTGTGATGGAAAAGCATTTCTCGCAATTTTCTAAAACCAATCTGCGTCTTACGTTTTCAGGTAATTCTTGGTATTGTTTACACCAACGCTCTATGGTTTTTTCTTTATCACCATACATTCCACCACCGTGTACAACCATAACAGAATTATCGTCAAGACCCATAAGGTCTAGCACATCTGCGTGATATTTTAAATCTACAATGGTTTGCTGAAAACATTTTAGATTTGGTGTACCAACGACATTGTATTGGCCCGGATGGAACGTAAGTCTTTGTTTATATTTTTTTGCTTTTTCGCCAATCTGTTGTAATAGCTCCCTCGCGAAATCAAATGTATAATCCTCTACTTTCGGGTTTGATTTATGGGGAAATAATTCACTACTTAGCCGGAATAATTTGATGCCATGTTGCTCATTCCAGTCCATCATTGTCAGGACATCTTTCAAATTCTGTATAATTTTGCTCTTTAGTTCATCTATGCCTTTTTCTTCAACACTGCGAATGATCATTTTGCGAGAGGCAAATATAGGTGGTTTTTGTGCTCTTAAAATGGTATTTAAACAACACAGGCCAAGTTGAATTGGTTTACTTACTGACATTTTACATAGACGATCGTTGTGTTATAATACTTATTATATTACTTTTGTTTCAATTTTTATTGTTTGCCATACTTTTTCTTAAAAAGTATATATATAATGTTCAACATTTTTTACAACAAGTTAAAATATTTCTTAAATTATTTGGTGGACCTTTCCGACAAGGAATGGCATAAAAATATTTATAAATATAGTAATTATATCTCTATTTTATTTATTATTATTACATATACTGGGTTGATGTATATAAATCCCCGCTACATAAGTATCACCCATACTTTTTTATTATATTATGTCTGCCTAACTTTACTAATACGGTTTAATCCCTTAATCAAACACAATACATCGGCGAGGCACGTGGAGTTTAACCGAAGTATAGCTTTTACCGCGAGTCTCATCTTGTTGACTACCTTAGTGACGAATAACATGGCGGGCGTGTATTTCAAATAAACAGGTTTTTTTTCCGGGTTGTTTTACTCTTTATAACCGCTTGCTGTTTCCGCGTATTTTTGCTTCGTGATTTTTTAAAGAAATTCTCCAAATGGATTAATAATTGTTTACTCACGACTTTGTCCGTATTTTGTTCTAGCTCGCTTTTCAATTGCACTATATAATTATAACGGTTCATCGTGTTAACAATAGAATTGACAAACGTGCTTTTATCCGCCTGCGTTTTCTTCAGACACGCGCTGTAATAGTGCTCAGCCATGGTTTCATAGGGTAAAGAAAACACATAGGGTTTTACATTGATATAATACACGTTATCTTGCTCCATGAGGGGGTGAAATTGATCATCAATAAAACATATTTCGGTGTTGTTGGGGATTTTGGTACAACGAATGAGATCTTCTACACTTTTAGAATGACTAGTCCGACACATTTCAATGATTTTATCACGGATTTTGAATGCCGCAATGATTTTATCAAATAAGTCATAGTTGAGTTTCATATTAAAATAGTCACTCAGCATTTTCACCCAACTTTTGGGTCCTTGATTATTGGTGTAAATCATCACGTGGTCGCATAGATTCTTGAGTTTCTGTTCCTTGACAAATTCCAAGATTTTCAGAATATTCGGTCGCAAAAAATCTTCAAAAATATCTAGGACGTCAAAGAGCGTTTCTTTGTTTAAATTATGACCGTGATAGTGTTCTAATGCCTCCCAAAAAATTCCGATTTCATTAAAACTCCCTAAGGTTTCATCTAAATCAAAAACCACAATTTTTTTGGGCTTTATATTAGAGGCTTCTAGTTTCAACATTTTTTAATTTTGTTATAAATTGTTGAGAAGTTTATTTTCTTTTTTTTTATAAGTAACATCACAAATAATTTATAGTGGTTTTTATACGTAATGTTGCCCATAATTTATAGTGTTTTTTTGCCACACTTTTTTTTAAAAAGTGTTTTTTTGCCACACTTTTTTTTAAAAAGTGTTTTTTTGCCACACTTTTTTTTAAAAAGTGTTTTTTTGCCACACTTTTTTTAAAAAAGTGTTTTTTTGCCACACTTTTTTTTAAAAAGTGTTTTTAAAAAGTGTTTTTTTGCCACACTTTTTTTTAAAAAGT